GCGGGCGGAGCCATTGCATTTTTCGGCTAATTTCTATGCCGAAAAGTACGCTAAGTAATATGTTGACAGATGTCACGATCGCGTAAGATTTTAGCTGAGCATGCAGGGCAAAGTGTAGCTGAAATAGCTGAAAATGCGGGTGTTTCTGAAGCTTCCGCCAGTCGGCATGTAAAGAAAATGGGCCGTCCGCGGGTGCAATTGGACGGCGCGGCGATGCAGAAGACGGCGGAGTCGCTGTATGACGCCAGTTTGCGGAAAGAGATCGCACTCGCGGACAAGCATCAGACTGCGGCGAGGCGTGATCGCGGGGAGTTGATCGAGAAGCAGCCGGCGATGCTGTTGTGGGCGTCGATAGCGCAGACGTTGAGGGATCACCTGCTCGGATTTCCCGACAGAGTGGCCGGCGAGTGCGCGGCGCTGACCGATCCGCGGATGGTAAGGGATTATTTGCTGAAAGAAATGCGCCTGGTGCTCAAGAATCTGCCCGAAACACTGCATGGATCCAGAGACGTCGCGTGATTTAGACGGGCTTTTCGAGGCATTTTGCGCGATCGCGCAACCACCACCAGACCTGAGCGTCTCGGAATGGGCCGACGAATACAGGGTTTTGAGCCGGGAGGCGAGCGCTTTACGGGGCAAATGGCGCACCTATCCGTACCAAAAAGAGCCCCTGGACGTGCTCTCACCCTCGCATCCTTGCCAGATTGCGGTGTACAAGTGCGCTTCTCAGATCATGAAAACAGAACTACTGCTCTGTTTTCTTGGATATATCATCCATATGGACCCTGGGCCGGCGCTTTTCGTGGAACCGCGGGAACTGGACGCCAAAGCGCTGAGTAAAGACCGTGTTTCGACCATGATACGGGATACACCTGTTATAAACGACCGTGTTCGCAGCGGAATGGACGATACCACGCTTCACAAGAGCTTTACGGGCGGGCATGTGACGTTTACGGGAGCACTGAGCGCCTCAGGGCTGGCGATGCGGCCGATTCGATACCTGGCGCTCGACGAAGTAGACCGTTACGAGCCGTCAGCCGGGAAAGAAGGGAATCCGATCAGTCTGGCGATCCGGCGAACCGACACTTTCCAGCTAAACCGCAAGATCGCCATTGCTTCGAGCCCGACTTTCCCGGAAAACAACATCGATTTGTGGTATCGGGAGAGCGATCAGAGGCGTTTTCAGGTGCCTTGTCCGCAGTGCGGGCACTTCCAGGTGCTGTTTTGGCACCGTATCGAGTGGCCGGAAGGGGCTCCGGAAGAGGCTCAATTCCGCTGCCAGCACTGCCAAAAGCTCATTCCGCACTACCGAAAAGCCTGGATGGTGAGCCAGGGACGCTGGATTCCGGAGAATCCGAAGTCCGATATACCGGGTTTTTGGCTGCCGAAACAGTACACTTTGCAGGGTCCGTCATGGGGCGACATGGCGAAAGAGTACGTAAAGGCGGCAAAAACGCCTTTAACGCTCAGAACGTTCGTCAATACGGCGCTCGCGGAGTGTTTCGAGGAACGACACGAAGCGAAGATGGACGCTCAGGCGCTTCTTGTACGTATAGAGGCCTACGGGCCGGCAGTGCCTGAGCAGGTAGCGATCTTGACTGCCGGCGTCGACGTGCAAGGGAATCGTCTCGAGGTTGAGATCGTCGGATGGGGCCGCGACGAGGAGAGTTGGAGCATTCGGCATCTGGTGTTGCCGGGCAATCCGGAAAAGCCGGAGGTCTGGGCGGAGCTCGACGAACTCTTGAAGCAGCGTTTCGAGAATGAGGCCGGCATTGAACTGCCGATCAAGGCGACTTGCATCGACTCCTCCGACTGCACGAGCGCGGTGTACCGTTTCACGCGTTCGCGGACGGCCAGGAAGATCTACGCGGTCAAGGGCCGTGAGGGAAGCCGCATGATCTGGCCGAAGAAAGTCTCGATTGGGCTCAACAAGACTCCGGTCTGGATCATCGGCGTCGACACCGCGAAGGATACGACGTATGAACGGCTGAAACTCGAGCAGCCAGGCGCGGGATACTGCCATTTTCCAATCGACCGAACGCTAGACTACTTCGAGCAGTTGACGGCCGAGCAGAAATACGCGCGCTACAAAAACGGCTACAGATATTTTCAGTGGAGGAAACCGGAGGGCGCCCGCAACGAAGCGCTCGACATTCGCGTGTACGCGTACGCGGCGCTTCACAGTCTCTACTCGACGATGGCGTTTAACCTGAATCGCGAAGTCGAGCGCATGCTGGACATGTGCGACGCCGCGAAGAACCGGGCGCCGCGGAAGAAAGAGATTGCCGTCGCGGTTGCGGCCGCGGCTCCGCAAGCGCCCGCCGCTACGGTGTTGAGCGGGCCGCTGTTGAAGCCGCGGTATTCGAGTGATCCGTATCTATGATCCGACCTCCATTGCAGGTCCGAAAGATTCATCACCTTTGATCATTTTCACGATAAGCATCCCGTTTTTGATCGAGTAGAAATGCCCGAACATAAACCACACTGTGCGCTCCCCGATCTTTTCCAAGCTCCAACCTTGCGAGAGCCTCAGTGCAATCCGTTTTCTCAATCTATCTTCGAATCTCATAGTTCAAGTATAGCCAGATGCCAGGTATCTGTCAAGAGGTATTTTGAGAAAAGTTTTATGAATCTTGCTGTCGCTTTGCCGTACATTTCTCGCAGCGGCAGTTCTGAACGTTCGGGTTATGTTTCTTCCAGAGCAGGCCGCCGGTGTAGGTCTGGCGTTTCTTCGCCCGGCGGCGCTGTGCTTCAGAGAGAAAGATGTCGTCGGGGATGGACGCGAGGAGTTCTCGCGTCCATGTGATTTCTGAGCGTTTCATATCCATCGCTCGACGTTGATGTATTCGCCTTTGGCGGCGTCAAAAATGCAAGGAGCGGTTACCGGCTGGATAGCATCAGTCCAATCCGGTCGTGCGGCCTTGAGAAGTTTGCAGACTTGCTGAACATCGTACATAGAACCGCGAAACAGGCACGCATCGTGAAAGAATCTGCCGTCGCCGATTTCGAGCCTGCGGTTTGCCATGACAAAGTACATGCATTTACCGGTAACGCCCGGCTCCCAAGTTTTTTGTTGGTTCTCCCAATTCGTGTAAGTTTTTTCCATGTGGGGTGATCCGTTTCTCTGTGCATTTTCAAAGCAAGTCGGGGGTTACCCGACTTGCACGATCCGCCGCGTCTCGGTATCGAACCAACCATGACGGCGGGTCAGACCATTGCTGCCGAGGCAGGTCAGATCGAAGTAGCGCTGACGTTCGGCAGGAACATCGCCTTCTGCCCAGTACGGCAGCACGAGGCTGTAGGAATCGCCGAGGTAGCAGTCTCCGACGAGTCCGCCGCAATCGGCGCAGGTAAAAACGCGAACCTGACGCTCGACGGGAAAGCCCTTCGTGCAAGAGCAGCCAGGGCAGGAAGTCATAGGAACCGCTTTGCGGTTCGTCTTGGAAGTTGAAACGTTGTTCATATTCAAAGTATACACAGATGCCAGGCATCTGTCAATAGGCAAGTAAGAAAAAAGTGACACAGCAAGAAATTCTCCTCAAGATCGAGCAAATCGATCAGGCGATTCTACGGATTGCATCCGGGCAAGCTGTTGTAGAAATTGTCTTTGGCGACAAATCGCAGCGTTTTGCCGAGGCAAACCTCGGCGAGTTAAAGGCGATTCGGGATTCTCTCTACGGTCAACTGCCGGCATCGGCAACCGGGCAGGTAGGGCCGCGGCGGGCGCCGATAGGTTTCTGGTTTTAAAGGGTTTATTTAAAATGTCAAGCAACACCTGACATTCCCGCATTTTGTAATATCCAACACACAGCAAGGCAATGAGCGAAGTACAGACGTTCGCCCATGTCGGATACACGTATCCGGCGGGGCTGCAGCCGGCGCAGCATGTCGGCGCTGATCTGGAGTCTCGCGAATCGAGGCTGTGGCGCCCGTACCCCGGCTCGGCCGATGCCGATCTGCTCCCGGAGCTCGAGCCGCTGCGCTCGCGAGCGCGCGACATCGCGCGTAACAACGGCATCGCGTCGGGCATCGTTGAGACTTTCAAAGACAACATCGTCGGGTACGGACTCCGGTTGTCATCGACTCCGGACTGGCGGCTGCTCGGGAAAACAAAAGAATGGGCCGAGGAATGGAGCACGTTCGTTGAGGGGCTGTGGCGCGAATACTCCGAGACGACGGCGTTCGACGCAGCCGGGCAGCTAACTTTCCATCAGGCGACCCGCCAGGTAGTCGGCGCGATGCTGACACACGGCGAATCGCTGGCGTTAGCGTTGTGGCTGCCGGACGTCGACCCGCACACGCCGTACGCCACAAAGTTTCAGATGGTCGAATCAGACCGTCTGAGCAATCCGACGACGAAGCAAGACAGCAAGACTCTCCGCGGCGGTGTCGAGATCGATGGGTTCGGACGTCCGGTCGCCTACCACATCAAACGGACGCATCCCGGCGATATCTATCTGACCTATAACTGGTCGGAGCAGGACTGGGAGCGGATTCCCGCCGCAACCGAGTGGGGCCGCAAGCAAGTCTTGCACGTGTACGAGAAAGAGCGTCCGGGTCAGACGCGCGGCAAGCCGCTGTTCTCGAGCATCTTGGAAAAATTCCGAATGCTCGACAAGTATCAGCGCACCGAACTGCAAGCCGCAATCGTGAACGCCATGATCGCGGCGATTGTCGAGACTCCGTTGCCGCCGGAGCAGGTCGCGGCGATGTTCGGCGGCGACGTCGAGGGCGAGCAGTTTCAGAAATGGCTCGCGCAAAAGCAGGAATACATGGCGGAGCTCAAGGGCGGCTCCATGATCCACACGATGCCGGGCGAGCACGTGACACCCTTCACGCCGGCGCGTCCAGCTACTGCCTTCGCGCCGTTCTGTGACGCCATCGCGCGGCAGATCGGCACAGGCGTGAATCTGCCGTACGAGCTCGTCATGCGGGATTTCTCGAAGACGAACTACTCGAGCGCTCGCGCGGCGCTTCTCGAGGCCTGGCGGTTCTTCATGAGCCGCCGTTCGTGGCTGTCGACCTGTTGGGCGTCGCCGGTATACGAGTTGTGGCTGGAAGAGGCGATCAACGAGGGAATCATCGAAGCGCCTAGGTTCTATGAATTCCGCTATGCGTACTCGAAGTGCAAGTGGATCGGGCCGGGCCGCGGCTGGATCGATCCATTGAAAGAAGCACAATCCTCCGAGGTTCGGATGCGCAATCTCGTCTCGACGCTCGAGCAGGAGTGTGCCGAGCAAGGGCTCGACTGGGAGGAAGTTGTCTCGCAGCGGGCCGCCGAGTTCGCGCGCATCGAAGAGCTCGGGCTCGACAAGTATCTGAAGCCGGCGACGCCGAAGACAGATATACCTGGCGAGAAAGAGCCGGTCGATACCGAGACAGACGTGGAAGAGGCTCCCGAAGTGCCGATGGCGGTATGGCGGCGTATGTGGCAAAGATTCGGATCCTTCATCGGAGTACAAGATGCGAGCGTTTGAATACGCAGTCAAGCAAGCCTGGGCCATCCGCGCGCAGTACCGCGATGACGGCACGATCGAAGCGCCTGAGCTCGAGCTGATTCTCAACGCGGCGCGGCGCGTTCACGATCCGGACTTCGCCGCCGTCATCAGGGCGCAGGAGCGGCATGCCGAGGCGCGCGCGGCGGCGCTGAAGCCGGTCAACGGAGTTGCGCAGATTAACGCGATCGGGCCGATCTTCCGCTACGCGAATCTGTTCACCGAGATATCGGGCGGCGCGACCGTTTCAGGTTTGCAAGCCGACTTGCAGGCTGCGATCGATGACTCTTCCGTTCGCGCGATTCTGCTCAACATCGATTCGCCAGGCGGTCAAGTGGAAGGCATCAGCGATCTTGCGGAGGCAATCAGACATGCTGGAAGCAAAAAGCCCATCGGAGCATTTAGCGATGGCACAATGGCATCCGCCGCTTATTGGCTCGGCAGTGCCGCCAAGCGTATCACCGTATCCGATACCGCACTGGTCGGATCGCTCGGGGTCGTCGCCACACTCCCGCGCAAAAACGGCAAAGAGAAAGAATCCGAACCGTACGAGTTCGTTTCTTCGATCAGTCCAAAGAAGCGCATCAACGTAGAAACCGACGACGGCAAGTCGCAGGTTCAGGCGATTGTCGACAGCACCGCAGCGGTGTTCCTCCAGAAAGTTGCGGACTACCGCGGCGTATCGTTTGAGAAAGTTCAATCCGATTTCGGACAGGGCGGCGTTTTAGTCGGCGCTGAAGCGGTCGCCTGCGGCATGGCCGATCGAGTCGGCACAAGAGATTCTGTGCTCGCGTCCCTTCTCCCTCGCGAGCGCACATACAGTTTTGGCGCGCTTTCCGCCGCCAAGAATCCGCAAATAAGGAGCAGAAAGATGGATATCGACTTCACGGCGGAACAACAAGCCGCCGTCACCGAACAACTGAAAGCCGAAAATGCGCAGGCAAGAGCGGAGGCTCGCAAAGCCGAACGCGAGCGCATCGCGGCAATTCTCAACTCGCCCGAGGCCGCCGGCCGCGAGGCACTCGCCCGCAAGATGGCGCTGTCGATGGACATGAGTCCGGAGGATGCCATCAGTTTGTTGTCGGAGTCGCCGAAAGCAGCGGCGGAAACGCAGCGGTCCGCCGTCGACTCGGAGTTCTCACGGCAGATGGCAAAGGTCAAAAACCCGCAAGTCGGGGCTGACGCCGATGCCGACAATCTCGGCGACAAAACTCCCGAAGAACAGACTGAGTACAAAGCCAAGTTCGTTCTGAGCGCGGGCCGCCGGTAAATTTCCCAGGAAAGAAAAGAAAAGGAGATCGACTAAACATGCCTACATCGTTGGGTTCGGCTGGAATTGCGTCTTTTCAAACGGGCGACTCATATACTCCCGATCAGTTGTTGATCGGCGAGCAGACTACGGTAACTCGCACAATCATTCTTCTTTCAGGACAGAACCTCAATCGCGGGGCTCTGCTCGGAAGAATCACGGCGAGCGGCAAGCACATTCTATCGGCGAGCGCGGCCGGCGACGGCTCCCAGACGCCGGATTGCGTTCTCGCGCATGATTGCGATGCGACCGCCGGCGATAAAACCACCATCGCCTATTTTGCGGGCGGCATGAATCAAAACGCACTCACGCTCGGCGCGGGCCACACCATCGCGAGCATTACCGAGGGTTTGCGCGCGAAGGATATTCACCTTATTACGGCAATCCCTCGCTAGGTGAGAGGGGCAGCAATCACTTTTCAAGGGAGAACAGATTCAAATGCCAATAGACATGTTTACAACCTCGGTCATGAACCGGGTTTTGCAAGACCTCAAAACGGCGCCGCGATTTCTCGTCGACAAATACTTTCCCGCCGAAGAGCGGCACACAACCGAACAAATCATTTTCGATGTCGGAACGAATAAGTTTCGTCTGTCGCCTTTCGTCTCTCCGCTGGTCGAAGGTCAGATCGTCGAACGTCTCGGCGTGACAACCAACGTTGTGACGCCCGCCTACATCAAAGATAAGCGTCAGTGGAACCCCAATGCCGCATTCAAGCGAATTCCGGGTGAAAGCATCGGCGGCAGTATGGGAGCGGAGGAGCGCCAAGCCGCAGTGTTGCGCATGGAGATGGAAGATCAGGTCAACATGCTGCGCAACACGCTCGAGTGGATGGCATCAACCATTCTGAGAACCGGCGCCGTAACAATTACCGGCATGAAGTACCCGACGGTGAGCGTCAGTTTCGGACGGCTCGGCACGCACACGGTCACACTGGCGGGTGCCTCCAAATGGGATCAAGCCGGGGTGAACCCCTTAAACGATCTGCATACCTGGCAGGATCTCGTTTATGCCGACAGCGGCTCGATGCCGGTCGATGTCACGATGGACGGCGCGGCCTGGACTGCATTCCGTAACAACGCGAACGTGCAGGCGCAACTCGATCTCTATCGTGCGGTCGCTACTATGCAGCCGTCGCTCGCCGCCGATCAACCCATCATTACCGGCGGTGTGCTGATGGGCCAGATCGACACGTTTCGCATCTGGGTCTACAGCGGCTCTTATCACGATTCGGTCGGCGTTCTTACCAAGTACCTGCCTACCGGCACGGTGATCATGGCGGGCGACATGGAAGGCGTGCAGGCGTTCGGCGCGATCCGCGACGTCGAAAATCTGAACGCTGTTCCCTACTGGTCGAAATCCTGGGTGACTCAGGATCCCTCGATTCGCTGGCTACTCATGCAATCGGCGCCATTGTTGGTGCCTTACCGCCCTAACGCCTCGCTCGGAGCGACCGTGCTCTAAGCCGTCCATCTGCGTCTAACAGAAAAGGAGATTCAATCCATGAAACTCGTACTGAAAACCGGCGTCGTTCAAGGCGTCGGCGATAAAGAAGTCGTGGCGGGCGAGACGTTCGATTTGCCGGATGAGGATCAGGCAAAGCGACTGGTCGATAGCGGCGTGGCGGAAGAGCCGGGCAAACCCAAAAGCGACCCGGGCGCATTTCTCGAGCCGCCCAAGGGCGTCGCAAATCGCGTGCATCTCGGAATCGAGGAGCTGTCCGAGAACACCGTATTGCCTGAAGAAGCGCGGAAGTATCTGGCGGCGGATCCGTCCAAGCCAGTTACAGGCAAGCCGGTAGAACCAGCAAAAGAGAGCGCACCAGAGACTGCCAAGGAAGAGCCAAAGCGCGAAGCCCGGCGTTGACGAACAGCGGGCAATTTCAGGAAGGATTTGCCCGCTGGCACATTATGACCAATAACGTAATTTTCTCGATCTACGACGGATCGGATGCAGGGCGCGATTACAATCAGTTCGACATCGTCGATATTCAGGACGGCTGGATTCAGTCGCCGAGTACCGGCGTATGGCGTCTGCGCTGTCCTACGTTACCGCCGGCAGCACCGTTCTATTCAGTGCGCGTCTGGAACATCACAAAGGCACAGTGCTCATTTCTGATGGACACGGTAACGACAGGCGGCAGCGTGCAGACTAAAAGGGCATGGCTGCTCAGGCAACAAAATGTACCCAACGATATCAAAAACTATTTCACCGGACATCGTTGGGTAGGGTTTGCCTCCGGGCCGACGCTCGATGCCGACGATAACGCCGCGATCAATGCGGCGTATGGCGCGCAGGTGACCGGAGATTTCGTCATTCCGTGGTCGCAAGCCTGCGACTGGATGCGAAGCAAGCAGGGCAATCAAAGCGCGTGCTCACTCGTTACATAAATCCAGCGTCGAACGGTGGCAACGGTACGAGCAATGCTCTGACTGGACCCAATGCAGCCTATGTGAGCATCAACGCGGCTGAGGCCGCACTGCCCGCGACGTTAACGGATGCCTATGAATTTATCTGTGAAACTGACGGCACGGCAGATACCTCGTCGGTCACGGTTTCCGGAGTTACTACGACCGCAACTAATCTGCTCACGATCAAGGCAGTCGGATCATTTCGGCATGCCGGAGTCTGGGACACTTCGAAGTATCTTGTATCTGCGGCGAACGCATCCGTTATCAGCATCGCCACGGACTACGCGACTATCGATGGCCTGCAGGTAATAAAGACGGCAACGAATGCAAACAACCAAGCGAGCATCCAGGGAACAACGGCCAGTGTGGCGAACGCTTTGATCGTGAGCAATTGCATTCTGAGGCAGAGTGGCAATTCGTCATTTATTGAAGTGGGGTTGCTGTCCAATGCGACCAACCGCATTATCTACGCGTGGAATTGCGTTATTTACGGTTTGGGTGGTAACGCAGTGCCCTCCAATGCTGCGGTGTTTATCGGGACTGGAAACACAGTAGCGTTATACAGTTCTACCCTGAATGGAAACTACCGGGGATTTCGTGTTAATAGCGGCGGTACTGGAGTTGCCAAGAACTGTTACGCCACGGCGGCACAGGCGTACGCGAGCGCCGGGACAATGACCCTTACGACATGCGCGTCTTCGGATGCCACGGGTAGTGTGGGGCTGACTGGTATCGCTTATAGTACTGCCAACTTTCAAAACGTAACGGCTGGCAGTGAGAATCTGCACTTGGTTGCCGGTAGCGCTCTGTTGAATGTGGGTACAGACACGAGTGGCGAATCGGCGCCGTTGAACTTTAATACCGATATCGACGGGCAGGCGCGCAGCGGAACGTGGGACATAGGGGCGGACGAACTCTTTGCTGGCGTTCCGATTCCGGTCGCTCTCTATCATCTTAGGCAACAGGCGATTTCATGATCGGGTTATTTCCACTGAAGCAATCGACGGCTTCGCAGGAAGTGTTGCTCGGGCCGTTCATCGACGACACGGACGGCAAAACGGCCGAGACCGCGCTCTCGATCGCGAACACCGACATCAAGCTCTGGAAGAGCGGCGGCACGACGGAATCGAACAAGGCGAGCGGCGGCGCAACCCATATCGCGAGCGGGCGGTATTACGCAGTGCTCGACGCGACCGATACCGATACGCTCGGGCCGCTCGAGCTCAACGTCCATATGGCCGGCGCACTACCCGTAAAACTTCGTTGCATTGTGCTCACCGCGAATGCGTACGACTCGCTCGTATCCGGATCCGACAAGCTGCAAGTCGATACCGCGGAAGTCAGCGGCACAGTGCAAACGGCCGGCAACCTCGCAGCCATGATCACGGCTGTCGATGATTTTGTCGATACGGAAGTTACGGCGATCAAGACAAAAACGGATCAATTGACATTCACGACCGCCGGGAAAGTGGACTCCACGATTCAGGCTGCCGCGGACTTTGCGCAAGCTGCCGCCGATAAGGTGTGGAGCACTGCGGCTCGCGCTCTGACCGATAAGGCAAACTTCACGCTTGCTACCGATGCAATCAATTCCACCACGGTAGCGACGTCGGCTGTAACGGAATTTCAGGCTGGTCTCGCGACATCCTCGACAGTCGACGCAATCAATATCGTGTCGCAACGGTTGAATACAACGCTAGAGATAGACGGCGCCGTTTACCGATTCACAGTGAACGCTCTCGAGCAGGCGCCTGTTGGCGCTGGAGAAGGCGGCGCGACACCGGCGGAAATCGCCGATGCAGTCTGGGATGAATTGCTCGCCGGGCACAACACGGTAGGCACTGCCGGAGCCGCATTGACGGCAACCTCAAAAGGCGACGTGTGGAGCACCGTCGTGCCAGGAGCGTATCCGGTCGGGAGTGCCGGCGAGAAGGTGGGCACTTACCTGAACGCGACCGTAGGGTCACGCGCTACGCAAACATCGGTCGACGGAATCAACACGAACATGAACTTGATTCCCGCGATCAAGCTGAAGACAGACAATCTGCCGGCGGATCCCGCGGATGCCTCCGACATCGCAGCGTCGTTTACGACCGTAAACGGCAAGCTTGACACAATTGATAACCTGATCGATCCGCAGGTAGCGCAGATCAAGGCAAAGACGGACCTAATCCCGGCGAGCCCGGCTGTCGCCGGTGGCGCCATGGCGCTCGTGGCGAACTCCGTAAATGCATCATCCATCACGCCTGATGCGGTATCCGAAATTCAATCCGGGCTAGCTACCGCTGCGGCGCTCGCGATAGTAAATGATCTGCTCGATCCGGAAATTGCACAGATTCTGGCAAGGGTGAATTCGATCCCAACGAACCCCGCGACCGCTGCGGACATTCCAACACCGCAGGAGATCGCGACCGCGCATCTCGATTTGCCTGATGGCATCGAGACGGGCTGGACTGTGAGGGAAGCTACCCGCGTGATTCTCGGTGAAGCGGGCGGATTACTGAATGGGGCTCAGACTCCAACCAACATTTTCACGAATCCCGCGGGCACTAAGAATCGTATCACCGCGACAGTCGATGAAGACGGCAATCGCACCGCTATCGTGTACGACAAAACATGAGCTACAAAGACGCCCGCTACTACGAGGGTCGGCACTACGATGCGCCCTATCACGGCAACGTCGCGCTCGTACCGTTTCCGCCGCCGCCGGGAACATTGCCTCCGCCGGGCGTTGATTTCGATGCGCTGATCGCCAGTGCCAATCAAAATTTCCTGACTCTGCTGGGGAAGGAACTCACCTATACGCCGACGGGCTCGGCATCGTTCCAAGTGACGGCGGTTATTCGAACCTGGCAGATGGATGCCGGCGTTTACAAAGTACTCGAGATCGATCCCGCCGATATGCCGGTAGTGCCGAAGAAGAACGACGAGGTTGAGATTGACGGCGTGCTCTGTGTCGTTCGGGGAGATCCGGACCTCGATCACAATTACGGGCTGTGGCGAGTCGATGTGAGGGTCAAGTAATGGTCGTTATCAGCGTCAAGACCGATCTTAAGACCGGACAGAAAGTACAGCGCGTCCGGCTGGCATCCGGGGCAAAGCTGCGCATCTTTGGCGAGATCAGCTTCGACGTGAAGCAGATGTACGCTCTCGCTCAATTGGGAGTGGATCTCATCAAAGAGCGCGTCTCCCGCGGTATCGGTTCGAGTGACTCGGCGATGCCGGGCTTAAAGCGCCATTATGCGATTCGAAAGACTCGCGCGGGCGCGGGCAACCGGCGCAACCTGCGATTGACTGGAGCGATGCTGGACAACCTCACGGTTCGTTCGGTATCGGCAAGCCAGGCACGGATGGATATCACGTCTGCAAAGGAGCGAGTCAAGGCGCGCGCGAATGAAAAGCGCGCGCCTTGGTTTGGATGGAGCGCTCGAGATCTTGCAGCGCTGGCAAAAGCTGGAGAGCAATTGTTCAGACTGAATGTCGCCGATATGGGGCTCGGCAAGGTTACCCGCGGGCGATTCGGCCAGTCCACTGTTTTCCTATCGTCGATACGCGGCGGGCGTTTCGGAGATGGTTTGAGGCGGGCAGCGTAAGAAAGTGAATGCCGGATATCAATCCTACGGAACTGGTAAGCGGGAGATTGCTTCTCGCTATATCGGACCCGACGACCGGATTCAACGCGCGATGGGCAGAGATTATCGCGACGCGGCCGGAACTGCCCGCTATTACGATCGACTGGACTCCGGCATCAACTAACTATATTCGCCATGCGTTGGATCCATCAGAGTGGAATCTCAGCGTGTTTCCGCGCGAACCGATGGGGCTCTGTCAATACACGACGGACTGCGTCACGAAACCGCTCGGAGAGAGATCCCTATTTTCCTCATTTCATGGGGATGTCCGGGCACATCTGGATTTTTATCTCACACTTCGGGGCGGCGTTAGAGATTTCGAGAACGACACGGAAATCTATAAACAGGCCGTTGAAAATGCAGTGCTTCAAACAATCCACGATAAAACTCTGACGTGGTGGACACAAAGCGACCCGGTATCGTACAGCGGACAGTATTCCAGTGCGCCTGAATTGACTATTCAGGTTGATGACGGATACGCGCAATACGTCCCATTCCAATTTGTTTTTGAAGTTCACATCCAATAAGCGAGGCGAGCATGCCTGAATATCGATTCGTCGGCCGCGAGGTCGAAATAGGGGGGCGCCGTTTGTGGTTTGGCGAACCGATCACACTGTCAGATACAGCCGCAGAAGACATGATCGCAGGTCGCAGCGCAGTTAAACTGCTCCCGGCTGAAGACTTCGAGAAGCTGAAATTCACTCCCGAGGAACTCTCGAAATACAAAACGCCGACATCGCGCGACGTGCTGGCAGACAGCAAAGCGGTTGCTACTTCCGACATTCGGGCAAGGATGAAAGCGGCGACTGAAGCTGCGGACGATCACAGAACCAAACTTTTAGCGGCGCGAGAGAAGTCAGCAAAAGCCGCGGAGCGGAAAAAAGAAACGGGGCGAGGAGATTAACCAGTGCCTGCAGTCAATTCAGCAAATCAGCTCGGTTACGTCGTGCCCGAGGTCACCTACGGTACGGCGGTTGTGCCTACCAATAGCGACGCATTCAAAATGATCCGCCTCGGGCCGATTCCCGATCAAGCGATGGAACAGCGGCCGGATAAGAACGGCTCACTCAGCGCGACCGTCGGGATTCCTGGTCTGAGAACCGCGACATGGAGCACAAGCATGTCGCTTGCGCCTAACGGATCTCCGGGCGTCGAGCCGGATATCGGGCCGCTGCTCGTGGCCGCATTCGGCAAAGCCGCGGCAATCGTAGCCTCCACATCGGTGACCTATGAGCTCGACGACCTGCAGCCGTCGGTGTCGCTCTATAGCTACTGGAAGCCGGGCACTGCATCGCAGTATGTGGCGCATGGCGCGGTCTGCAATCAAATGATTTTCGATGCTGCGGCCGGCGGCACATTCGCAACGCTGGAGTTCTCGGGGCCGGCACGATGGGTGCTTGATACCGATCAGTTTCCTACTGCGGACTCGATCGCCAAAGCTGGTCTGGGTACATTCCCTACGGAGCCCGCGGCTCCCGTTACCAGCGGCAATCCGCTGTCAGTGTTCGCCGGCACAGCGATATTCGATGGCCAGCCAGTCGGCGAGATCCGAACATTCCGCCTGACTGCGAACATGAACCGGGATCTCCAGACCGATGTCATTTTCTCGGGCAATTACGCCGGGCAGCCGGGACAGGATCGGAGAGATATCAGATTCGATGTCAACATCTACGATAAAGTCGGCGATGCGAATTTCTCGGCGCTCAAAGTGAAGTCGATCGATAAGGTGCCGATCGACTGCCAGTTTACGATTGGCACTACTGCCGGGCAACGGCTCGTCATTACGTTAAAGAACGTGCTGCTCGGAACCGCGCAACAGGACGATGGGCAGCGCAGCAAAGCGATCGCGTTCAACGGCTGCCAGGTTAACGCGACCGGCGGAACGACAAAGGATGAGCTGAAGTTCGCCTTCACATAAATTATGCTTTCATTCGATTCTCAAACAACCGTACACTCCAAAGTTCTCGACGGTGTTTCGTTTACGATTCGTGTGTTGAACCGCATTCAACGCGCAAAGCGGGATCTCCCGCTGATCGAGGCGCGCACGAAGTACTCGCAGCTATGGGAGCAATACGAGGCGATTCCCAAAGATGCCGCGCCGGCCGAAATGCTGCGCAAATCGGTGCTGCTCCACGAGCTCAGCATCATCAACGATCTTCATCTGAAACCCGCCTATATCCGTGCCGGATTAGTTTCCATCGCAGGGCTCGAGATCGACGGTGAAGACGCGACTGCGGACTCTCTCATCAATTCCGGATCTGCCAAGCTGGATGAATTCATCGATGAGATCTACGAGGAATGTCAAAAGACTTCCGGGTTGGATGAGAGCCAAAAAAAAGCCTCAGAACCGCAAGCCTCTTCATCAGAAGCGAAAGCTACGGACGAGCTGACTACGGTTGCCCTAGTTGCCTAGAGGCAGAGTGGCACCTGGTCAGAAATTGCCCGAAGTATTTTCCGGATCGCGAGCGTAATGCTTATCGATGGGAGCCTGTTTTTCGTACCGGCAAGGGAACCACGTTTTTTCTCGACGACGAACCCGAAACGGAAGATTGTCCGGCCGCCTCTCTTACCGGCAATACTCTCGTGCTGATCAATCTACTCTCCGAAGAACGGCACGTGAAGGATGCGACGGGCGCTTGTGTATTCGGGCCGCGTGCCGGCGAATGGCCGGCGTGGTATTGGGACGCTGTGACGGTCGAAGAAGTAATCCGCAAGAGAGAGGCGAACGCGCGCTCGCAAGCCGAATACAACGAGGCGATGCAGGTTAACCGATAAATGCTGCCAGTGCCCTATTACGAAGAGACGGGCATCACGATCTACTGTGCCGATTGTCGCGATGTGCTGCCGCATCTGTCGCGCGTAGATCTGGTGCTGACTGACCCGCCGTATGGGATGAAAAAAGCGGATTGGGATATGCGAATCGTTCCGGTTGACGATTGGTTGCCGATGGCTCGAGCGCTCGCGCCCGTAGTGCTGTTCTCGGGTGTTCGTGGATTGAATGACTATCCGAGGCCGGATTGGATCATGGCATGGGTCCGCGTCGCCTCGACGCAACGTAATGGAGCGTTATCCGGGTTTAATAATTGGGAGCCCATTCTGGTCTACGGTCTTAAGTCGCTGGCTAACGATGTAATCTTGTTGCCGAACCTGTCCGATACCGACGGACACCCAACGCCCAAGCCGTTGCGATTGATGCGGGCTCTGCTTAATCGGATTGCGGGAGATTCTATCCTTGATCCATTCATGGGCAGCGGCACAACACTAGTCGCAGCAAAACAGTTAGGCCGCCGCGCAATCGGTATTGAGATTGAAGAACGTTACTGCGCGATAGCGGTCGAGCGGCTGCGTCAAGAAGTCTTACCGTTTGTCGCGTCTGAACCTAAACCCGAGCAGTTAATCCTTTCGTAATAATGGCCGCCGAAAGATTCTCGCTGCTTCTGGAATCGCGCACGACAGGTACGGCCGAAGTCGCGAAGCTCGAGGAAGCGCTCAAGCGGGTCAGCGATATCGCGGAGCGTTCATCCAAAAAGACCGAAGAGGCGGCGCGCAAATCGTCAGAATCTTTCCGAAAAGCGAACGACTCGCTCAAGCAGCAAGCCTCCGACCTCAAGAATGTATTCACGAACCCGCTCGGGGCGGCGGGAGAGGCGGCGGAATCCTTCGCGTTGAAGTTCGGCAAGATCGGAGTCGTTACCGCCGGGGTTTCAGCCGGACTGACGGCGGCGACTGCCGGTATTGTAACTTTTGTTTCGAAAGTTGGCGACGCCTCCGAGCACATGCTCAACATGGCAGACCGTACGGGTCTGACCGTTACGCAGATCGACAAGTTGCAGGCGCAGGCAAAGATCGCCGGAGTATCGATCGAATCGCTCGAGAATATCGGGCGAGTGCTCGGAGCGACATTGACTGATGTCGGCGGGGGATCCTCGAAAGCTCAGGTGGCCCTCGACAAGCTGAACATCTCGTCCGTCAACGCCAAGGGTGAGCAACGCGAGCTCGGACAAGTCGCATTCGAGTTAATAGAAAAACTTGCAGGCGTCAAGAATCAGGCAGAGCAAGTCGCGCTCGCGAACGCGACTCTCGGGCGTGGCTCCAAAGAAATTCTGCCGCTACTTCGCAGCTACGAAGATACCAAGCGGGCGGTTGAGGCGCTCGGGTTTGGAATGGAGGAGCACGTCATTAGAAAGTTGGCCGGATCCGCCGACGAGGTCGACAAGCTTGTATTGCGTTGGGAACTCCTCAAGCGGCAACTGGCGGTTCCGCTTACCGCCGTCGTCGACGTGGTGTCGAGGATTGCCGGAGCAGCCGGGCAGGTATCAACTCAGGGACTCGCAGGGGCGGCATTTGGCGGAATGGCCGGCGCTCTGGGATTCCATCCGCGTCCGCGCATACCGGAAGGGCTGCTTCCTGGATTCGGAGCGGAGGCGCAAGCGGCGGCGACCGTACAACAGCGAGCGGCGGCGGAGCGGGCGCGTCAGCAGTTCTCTCGATCGGAAGAGGGCCGGCGTCAGCGGCTGCAAGAGGTTGGCAGAGAGATCTCGGAGGCGCAAGCAAAGCTATTCTCGGCGGCTCTCGAGACTCCCGCGCGGCAAGTGATTGAACGGCAACTCGCCACGGCACAGGCCGAAAAGAGACAGATCGAAGCGGGCATTAAAGCGACCGAAGAGGCGCGGCGTAAGGCGGAAGAATGGCGCCGAAAGATCGAGGAAATGGGAACATTCATCCTCAAAGAAGACGCCGAGTACAATCGCCGGAATGCTCCAGTGCAGGGGCAGCCGTCGCTCTTTCGGCCGGGCGAGCGTATCCGTAATCCTGCACTCGATCTTCCGGGCACGATTACGGGCGGGGCATTCCAGATCAATGCGGGCGCGCAAGCCGCAGCAATGGGTCCGCTTCTGCAGTCGCAGGCACAACAGGCGCAAGCCAGAATCGCTGGCATCGCGCAAGCCGAGGAACGTGCCCGGCAGCGGAGGATTCAATCACTCGAGATCGAAACCGATCTGCAGATCCGCAAGATCGAACTGATGACCGGGCCGGGCGGCGAAGTGGCGGCGATCAATCAGATCACGGCGCTTAGGCTCGCTTCGCTCGAGCAACAGAAGCGACTCGGCGGCGATGTTTTCCAGATTCAGCAAGAGCAATACCGGGTCCAAGAAGAGCGGGAGTTGCGCATCCTGGAACTCCGCAAGCAACAGCGGGAATCGGTGCGGCGCGCGGGCGAATCTCTATTCGATGCGGCGCTCGCCGGAGGCGGCGGGCTGAAGCAGTTCGCGCTATCGCAATTGCTCGTACCGGGGCGGCAGATTGCCGGCAACCTGGCGGTGGAGCTTTTCGGTGGGAGTGCCGGAAAGCTTCAACTGCCGGGGCTCACGAATGCTGCGGGACAAGCGAATCTGTTCGGGCGGCTGCTCCAAGGAACACCGTTCGGTATCGACCCGTTGAAAAATGCCACGGAGTTGAACACGCAAGCCACGATTCAAAATACGGCCGCAATCCTGGGCTCGGCTACCATCGCGCGAGGTGGGACGATCCCGGGGATCGGCGGGGCAGTTGGCGGCTTAGGCGGGATCTTCTCAGGCGCGGGAGGTACGAATCCGCTCATCTTTCATGGACTGCCGGGCGGCGGCGGGGATGTCCTGAGCTCGATCTCGAATCAATCGAGAGCAACGCGCGACCTCGCGACGTTATTCGGCATACAGACACGTACCGGACCGGGCGGACTCGCCCGCGGAGTCGGGATTGCCGGACTCCTGGGAGGCGCGGCATTTGGCGCCTATTCGGGATTCTCGGCCGGCGGAGCGCAAGGCGCATTGATGGGCTCGTCGTCGATTTTGGGCGGCGCAGCGGGCTTGCTGCCGCTGCTAGGGGTATCGGGCCCACTCGCGCCGATCCTTGGGGCAGGGGCGCTAGGAGCGGGTCTGATAGCGGCTTTAATCGGCGACCCGAAACAACGCGAAACCAAGCGTATCGACCAGATGCTTGAGTCCGCCCGCTACAGCGAAACGATGGGGCGAAATTACCTCACGGACATTCGCGGGGGGTTGGTAGATTACAATGCCGGCGGTCAGATTCGGGTGTATAACACGAACGTTCAAATGAGCGTTCAGACACTCGATTCCCGTTCATTCCGCGACAACATTCCGATGGTGATCGACGAGATGTCTAACGGGCTAAAGAATGGACAGGGCGGAGATTTGATGGACACGATCAGGCAGGGATTGTAAATCGTGGCTGGAGTATTTCCTGTCTTGTCATGGGGTCAAGTTGCTTGTGCTCCCGTCGGGCGAACCGTCGCGCGCTCGTGCCGTGTCGTTCGTTTCGAGAACGATCAGGAGCAGCGCTGGATGACGGCTCCGGTATTGGCATCGTGGGGATTGGATTATCGCAAGCTGAAGAACGCCGATCTCGACGCGCTCGAGAGTTTCTTCCATACACAGAAGGGTGCATTCGATACGAGTTGGACGTTCCCATTTCTGGGGACCAGCTATACGAATATGTGCTTCGACCATGACGATTTCCCGGCCGTTGAGGGCACAACGAATCGCTGGTCGGTTAGCTTGCGAATCCGGCAGACAAAGAAGAGCATGGCGGTTCCGTCCGGCACGCCGGTATTCCCGACGATCAACGGAGGGGTGAGAACTCAGTTCTCATGGACGCGTTCGCCGGCATACCGGACCTCGCGCAACGATATGGAGTCGGGGTTGCGGTATGGCTACTTCCATAGAGACACAGCGCTGAACTCATACGTTGTGAACTATCCGGTTGTCACTTGGACGGAGGCGGGCACGATTCTCAATTTCTACATTGCAATGGGCGGGCCGTGGAAGACGTTCACGTTCACCGATCCGGACACCGGAGAAGTACTCGCTAACTGCCGATTCGGGATGGACTCGATCACGCTCACCTATACCGGGCCGAACGTCATCAATGTTTCGAACGTTTCTATCGTTCAATTCTTTGCATAAAGCTTCATGCCACTTCCGGCGGCAATCAACGACGTCAAGGGTCAGACAGCCGCGTACTGTCCGATCCTGCTCGCAGAGTTCACCTTTCTCGACGGCTCCGAATTCAACATCGCGAGTCTACCGTTAAATGCCGCTGAGGGCGGAGTGCAGTACGGCGGAAAGGATTACTTCGGCCGCATCAAATCCTGGCAGATAGGGCTTGTCGAAGGGATGTCGGAGCAAGGTATCGACGTCGTTCCGAATGCTACCGTCGAGATCGCCGACGCCGACAAATTCTGCTGGCTGAATTACGAGCGCGCATCCGGCAAGGGATTTAAGGGCGCACAGCTCCGGGCGATATTCATTTTCTATGATCTCGACAACGGGACATTCTCGAGTAACTCCGTCCGAAAGTTTACCGGCACATGCGACGGCGCGACTGCTGACGGGGATGTGCTGCGGGTCAGCGCGACGTCGCTAACGAACTTCACGAAGCGATACCTACCGCCGATCGCGATACAGCGGCGATGCCCGCTTATCAACCCCGTCACGACAGAGCAACGTGCGACAGCGAACGATGAGGATAGTCCGTTTTACGAGTGCGGCGAGACAAGAGATTTAGGCACGGCTCCACCGTGCAAGTACACAAATGAAACCTGCACGCAGCCACTTCATCGAGCGAATATCACATGGGATCCGCCGATCGGAGGCCGATCCAAAGAGTACATCAGCGGGCAGGAGATCGACATTCGGAACAACCCGAATGAATCCAAGTACAACGATTTCTACCCGATGGTGTACGGAACGGGATGGACTACGCCGCCGATTTTGAATGTCGTCGGCGATGGTAATTCGACGCGCGGAGAAGTCGCCGTTTGTCTCGGAGAAGTTACGGACATCCTGCGGTGTGTTGTCAACGATGTCGAGCTCCCGCCGGCGACCGATATCAACGGCAGTGCATATAAGGTTCAGGATCCGCTGTTTCGTTACAACATCATCAACAAAGGCGACCGGGACGGCTCGCCGAACACCGATACACCCTACAACGGAACGGGCGATCCTTACGGCAATATCGCTGCGCTGTTGTTCGTAGTACCTCGCAAGGTCGCAGATGCCGCGGCAACCCCGCGCGTGCGCGTACTTGTCAAGGGTCCGAAGATTCGTGTTTACACAGGTCCGTCGACCTTCACGAAAATCTACTCTGATAATCCCGTCTGGGTGCTGCTTGACATCCTGATATGGTCCGGCTTTCAGTATGGCGACATCGATATGGCGAGCTTTGTCGATGCCGCGAACTACGCAGACGAAACGATCAACTTCACCGATCACAACGGAACAACCGGGACGCGCAAGCGTTTTACTTGCACGCTGGTGATTCGCGAACGCCGGAGCGCAGCCGATATCATCCTCGGCTTGCGGCGTAGCATGAACGCGATCTTTCAGCCGAACTCTTCCGACGGCAAGCTGCAACTGTTGATTAAGCGAACGCTCGCAGAGCAGCAACCGGCGCAAATCAACGGCTCAAATAATGGGAGCTCAATTCCCTCGAAGGATTCCGGCGGGATTGGGGCGAGTGGGTATATCGCGTACGACTTCAATGAAGGGTGCATAATTCAAGGCTCGCTGAGTATTTCAAAGCGCGCGATCTCCGATTCGCCGAACCGGGTGCGTTTCCAGTTTCAGGATTCCGCATACGACTACGCGCTCTCGAGCATGGACGTTGTCGAGCCCGAGGATGTATGGCGAGCCGGTCAGGAAGTATCGTCAGCGATCCAGGTCGACGGGCCGAACAGCTACAGCCAGTCGCACGCAGTGGCGCAGGTGCTGCTCGCCGAGACGCATCGCGGCAATAATGCCGAGGATGTGCGCGGCACGGAGTGGTACGAGTTCGACACCACGTTTCAAGGTATTCATCTGCGCATCGGGCAGATCATCCGTATCAGCCATGCGCAGCACGGCATCTCGAGTCAAATGCTGCGCATTCAAAAGCTGCAGCCAAGTAAGAATTTCGAAACGATCAAGATCGTCGCACACCACCACGACGACGACTGGTACACGGACAATTACAAGCCTGCGCCTGATCCGCGGTATTCGCAGCACAAGCGAGACCGGGAAGCGCGGCCGGCGTATCCGTGGGGCCCGTATGCGGAGCAGCCGCCGGATGGCGACTCGATGCGCAGTACGACTGAGTGGGGATTTCGCATTCAGCCGCAGATCGAAACACTCGCCGATGGCACCACGCGCTACAAGGTCAATGTAATCGGCGTCGTTCCGGTCAACGAGTTCTCTCCGATCAAGCCTCCGCTCATCCAACAACAGGGATTCACGGCATCGTCGGGCGGGAGTATCGTCGGCGGCGGATGGGTGTATTTCTTCGCGGTGTGCGCGCTCGATACCGACGGCAAGCTGAGCCCGCATTCAACCCTCTGCCGTATTCCGATTACGGTTGCCGGCACGAGCCATACTGCGACAATCCCTGTTGTCTCTTGGGACAGCGCGGCAGTCGGTTACGTCGTGTTCGGCGGCAAGTCTCCGAATACGCTCACCTATCAAGCAACTGCCAGCGGCACGCCGACGAGCATCACGGTAACGGCTTTTAACGAGGCAGCATGGGGCGTGCCCGACGGCGAGTTCGACCGGCTGTTAGTCAAAGCCAAGCGCATCATCAACGGTGGGCCGTTTGGCGCGGCAGTTTCCGATGTCGGTACGGGATCGATGACGATTGCCGGGGCTGGCTGGCCTGTCAACCAATGGGCAGGGCACAAGTGCTCGATCCTGGACCTCGACACATGGGATCAGTTGCCAATCGCTAACTTCCTGGTTTCAGCCAACACAGCCGATACCCTTACGGTGACGCCCGATCCGGAGGCGCTCGGCATCACTGCAAACTGCGTGCTCGTGATGCGCTCAAAGCCTACCTATGTGGGGCGGACGATCAGCGACCCGAACTGGGAAAATACGCTGTCGAACGATGGGCTCGGGCTTACCGACGATTTGACGGGATGCCTGGTCCGCATCATCTCCGGGCCCGGGCGCGGGCAAGTGCGGCGCATCGAGAGCAATACGACTACCTCGGTGACAGTGCTCGGGGATTGGGATCAAGCTCCGGTCAACAACGAATCGATATACATCATCGAAGAGGCGAACTGGCTTGCAGATCAAGCGGACTCGACGCCACAGTCAAACGCGGACCCGACGGCAGTGTTCAACGTTCTACTGCCCGTAGACAATTACCGCGGGCAGACGATTCTCGTAATGGCGTTTACCGTAGACGGGGGGCTAAATGAATCGGTCGATGCGATAACGCCATTCCGGGAAATCTACATCCGCGGCATCGCGAATCCGACATCGGCGAGCTCGCTCGAAGGTTACACGACGATGCCGATCGTTTCTGGCGAAGTAGAACCGGACCTCGCGAACGGGCTCAACCATCAAGTTGTGCTCGATCAGGACGTAACGGTCCTGCCGGCGATCCACAGCACGGACGTGATAAACGCCGGGCAGCGGATGACGCTTAAGTTCATTCAGGATTCAGCCGGTATCCGGCGGGTGTCGTGGGATGCGGAATATATCGGGGTAGCGAACGTAGGACTCGATCTTACAGGCAACACTTACAGCACGTTCACATTTCTGCGGAATCTCGACGATAAGTGGGAGTTGCGGACCTCCGAGTTAGGGCGGTCTATCACATGAGCATCATGGAAGTGTTTAGTCGAATTGATCGTAAATGGTTGGAGCGCAAAACGAAACGCGAACTATCATCAATCATTCTTAATAATCTTGACCGCATTGATTTGTTTGCCGAAGAGTCACAGGTAGAGACAAAGCAGGACAGGCCACTGCACGTAAGCCTAAGCGCCGATGGTGTTCTTGGCATTCAGATTGGCATCAACACGCTGGCATTAGCCTTTAATCGCGGATCTGAAAACAACCCATACGACGAGGGCTCTGGTGGGTTCAAGCGGCTGTGGCAGGTAACGGACGCAGTTGAATTTGCGAAAGAGATTGACTGCGAATTGTGCAGAGAAGAGGAGGACGGTAGCACTCCAGTAACCACGTTGCTAGACAAGATGTTTTCGAACGCATTGGATCACGGATGCTTCGGTGTTGAAGAAGATGGGCGCATTGATCCGGAATAGCCTTTGGATTTTCGCGGCGATACTCTCGGCACAAACGAGTTTC